TCATTGGTAATCCCTTTCGATTATCATATCAATATAGTGTTTAGCTTTTAGAAGGTCCTCTTTCCCACCTTTTTTTTTCGCTCTCACTATGTATTTTATAGCGTTGCCTTCTGCAAAAAGCAACTTGTTTTTATTTATAAACTCTGCGGGTTGAATGACAAAATCTTGATAATGATTTCCACCGATTTGTTTATCATATGAATCATACTCTCCTAAAGTTGAAGGCGGTACGTATTTTGTTTGATTTCTTTTTTTCATAATATATAAGCTCGATCAAATTTTTTAGGATCTACAATATGCAATTCACGCTTCGCGCGCGTCGCTCCAGTGTAGAATAATCTATGTAATTCATCTGGATCATGGCTAAACGTTTCTATGGCCGCACCTGTAATGTCCTGTAACAATAAAACTTTATCAGCTTCTCCTCCTTTTGCTCCGTGTATCGTTGACATTTTAATACGCGGATTCTTATTTATCATTTCACCATTCGCCCGCATGTTACGAATGTAGTTCTCTGTAATATTATCTAGTCCTTCAAATGAATCATACCAAACTTTATCAATGTTTAATCCATGTTGCTCTTGACATTCTTTTAGTTTATACTTCGCGTCCGAATGTAAAGTTTTACCTTTTCTAAAACCATCCACAACATTAGATCCTAAGTATTCATATATATTCTTTATTTCTATTGTATTTAATTGGCTACCTTTACGCCAATGTTCCCAGTTATTAAGAGCTAATAATAATTTTAAAGATACAGAATTAATTCCTTTACATTGATAGTACCAACCCTGTAGTTCGCATAATTCTTTTACATCATCTAAAAAATAATTTGCAGAAGATAATACTAGCCATTCTCCTTCTTTCATATTGACTTGAGTTATGTCAGAATATCTTTTTAATATTCCTATCTCTTCTCTAGGTTTATATTGTTTATCAAATCTATTTTGTACTTTACCTATTATTTTTTGTGATAGTTCATGAATAGGACCACCTGGTATTCTATAAGACTGATCTAAAGTTTTAATATTATCTACTTCTTCTTTTAAAGCTATGAAGTGATCTACATCCGCACCAGCCCATTTAAAAATTGCTTGATCGTCATCACCTGCTATGTAAGTTTTTTCTGCATTAACCCACAAAGTTCTAACCATTTCCCATTGTATTAAAGATAAATCTTGTGCTTCATCTATAAATAATACTTTAAAGTTAGGATTCTTTTCTAAGGATATATAGTCTTCTAATAAATCTGTAAAATCTTTTAGACCCTTTTCTTTCTTAAATTTTTGTAATTGTTCCGATAATAAAAATAAAGTACTTCTTTCTATATCTATAATATTTTTTCTAGAATCATAATATTCTAATAGATCCATACGTTTAACCCTAGCTGTATTAATAATAGTTAAGTATTCATTGTCCGAATTAAATGTTCCGTCTTCTTCAGAATATTTTGCTGTCTTAATTGGTAAACCACATTTTTGTCCAAACTCCTTATAATCTTCCGGCTTCATCATCTTCTCTTTACTCATACCAAGCTCATTAAAAGCTAAAGAATGTAAAGTTCTAAAGTTTTCTAAGTCTGTATCTATATCTAAATTAAATTTATCAGCTGCTCTTGATGCTGCTTCCTTGGCTGCTTTCTTAGTAAAAGAAAAGTAACCTATTTGTTTAGGTCTAATACCTTGTTGTAAAAACTGATCTACTAAATCTAAAAGAGTTGTAGTCTTACCTGTTCCTGGTGGTCCTAATATAATTGTTTTCATATGGGTAATCCTAAATATAAATAAATCCAAAATGAAGTAAACATAACCATAGTCATTAAATCAATTCTAGCTAACATTAAAAATCATCCTGTTGGTATGCAACTTTAGATATGCTGGCTTCAATCTTTTTCATTGTTTTAATTTTAATTAATCTTGGTTGTTGTTGCTTAATTCTCATTTTCTTTTCTTCTACAAATATATCTTCATGATAGGATTGAGTTGTATTTAAACTTTTAATTAAGTTACCTGTTTTAATTTTGTCCATGTCCCAGTTATTTTTCTTTAAGAAAGAATAAAAATCTTCCATTCTAAAATAAGTAAATTCTTTTTTATCATCTGTGAAAGGAAGCTTATTAAAGACATCGTCTAATGTTCTTGCTGATTGTCTATTAGTTGTCCAGTCTTGAAGTAAACTAGTAAGTTCATTAGTTGGGTCTAAAGATTCTAAAGGTTCTATTTCTTGTAAACCATTATCTAATAAAGGTTTTAAAAAATGTTGTTTCCAATCTTTTGGTTTTGGAATAGGTATTACTAAATTAGCTTGATCTAAACATGCAATAGCAAATAAAGCTGGGCTATATAATTGCTCTGTTTTTAATTCAATTCTTTTTTCATCTACATTTAAAAACCATTGTGGTGGTGTTGATGTATATTTTGTTAAGTTACCAAGTAAAGGCATCTCTTCTTCTCCAAACCCTACACCAAATCTTTTAGTTCTACATAAACCAGATTGACATACAGAGTTTATAGGTGCGTCTTTACATCTATATTTATCATAACCTTTTCTGTTAACTGATTTAATTAATTGTTGTACTTCACTGTTACTTAGTGCCGGTGTCATGTATTCTATATTTGCTTTTACAATTTCATCTTCCCATGTATCTGGGTTTGCTTGTTTATAATAAACTGCAATATTAAACAAAGCGTTATTCCTAGACCCCTCACCAAAACCTGTTGACGCCAACTTATTAAGGCAAGGAGGTCCATTAGGAAAAGCTTCTTCTATTTTTTGTTCTTTGATTTTAATTTCTTCAACAGCTGCTTTGTCTCGTGCATAAAGATCATATAATTTATAAAATTCTTCAAGGGTGCAACTATTGCCTTCATCATTGATAGCATATCTTAATCCTTTCGTTCCATTATAGTAGGGTAAATTTAAAAAATTTCCTGTGTCCCCACGTTCCACAAGTATTTCTGTTTGTTTAGGAAAGATTTCTGATCCTTCATATCCTAAAACTTTTGACATTTGTTTTAATTTTGATTGCATCAAAGATGCAGGAATATTTTCTTTAGTAAATAAAAATACGTGAGCCCCACCTGATTTAGAACGACAGACTATTAATGGAAAGTTAAGATTCCTAATACTTTTAATGATACTGCTGTGGTTGAAATCATACTCATCAATATCAATACAACCCCACCTACACGTATTATCCTCTGTAATAGGGATAATTCCGAGAGCCGGACCTTCTCCCTGTAAATGCTTCTCCCACAAGTCATCGCTAACATTCTTTCTGACAATGAATGCCTTACCTTTTTGTTTATCACCATTGGCTGCGACATCACCTTTTTGATATTGTCCATAAGCTATTTTTAATCCTTCAAAAATATTTTTAAACTTCATATATAATTCTTCCTTCTACTTGTAAAGGGGGCCCAGTATCTATGTTTATGGTTGAAGACATAAACAAGTCGTAAGCCGACCCCCAATATTAACTAAAACGGTGTTGCCGCTCCAGTTGACTTCTCTTCCACATCTGCTTTTGTTTGCACGTTACCTTTTGAAGCGCTAGAATTAAAATCTTTAGACGCTAAGTATAAAGACTTATCTTCTTGCCCCATAATTCTGTCCATGTTCACAACCCAACCATACCAAGAACCTTTATCGTTCTTTTGTAGATTTGATTGAAGATTGTAGACAACCCCATGCATAGGTGGCATTGCAAATCCACCTTTTCCATCGTCAATTTGAACGGATTTCATCATTGAATTCCATTTTTTACTAACGCCTAGTTGTGTTGATTTCATAGTTATCAACGCAGGTGTATAAGCACCTGATTTTGTTTCAACCATAACATAGTAAGAAGCTGTTTCTTCTAAGTAGTTACCGTTAGGTAATCTAATTTTAGATCCATCTCTCTTACCAGTTGCTATAACAGCACTGCCTGGAGCATGTATAGCCACAGGAGCACCTGGGCCATCACCTCTATCAGACCATTCTGGATAGTCTTTCTTATAATAACAAGGAATAACCTTGATACCTTTTTTACCATCAAACATTTCGCTGGTAACAGTATTATAAATCATGCCTGGTTTAGCACCACTTATATACTTCGCATCACCATCAGTTACCTGTGGTGATAGTTGTCCTAGGATTCTTACAAACGGTAACGCCATATCTTCTTGCGTCATGTTTTCAAAACCTTTGGATAGATCGTTTCCGAATAACGAAACCGATCCATTTGTTTTAGCTTTTATTTCATTAGCCATTATACATCCTCCATTTATTTTTTCCGACTGATTTTTGTCTTGTCTTTAATCCATAGACTAAAAACATCAGAAGGCATGTCAAGGCCGGCCTTAACACGCTCCTGGTATAGGGCAGTTAAAGTATTCCAAGCCACATCAGATTTTTGTTGTGGTTGAAAGCCATTCTCTGCCGCAAGGTCCAACAATTGTTTCGCCTTGTCATCTTCTCCACGACCAAAACTTACTGAAACATTGTTTTTAACAATATCTCCTAACCCTTGATCTCGAAGCCATTGAAGAGCAGTTTCCCTTTTAAAATCATCTTTAGGAATCGTAGCTCTGTATTCGGTTTTAACTGTAACAGATGAACCATCTGACAGTTTAATTTCATTAAGCCCTTGCTCTTTTAATAATTCAGGAATTACCTCTGAACTAATTATATCTGCCTCAGCTTTTTTACTTTTTAATTTTTCTTCCAAAGCTGCAATTTCATCTTCTTTATCTTTTAAAAGTTTACATTGCGTAGCTATGTCTGTTATCTCAATGTTATCTAGAAGATCTTTTGTATCTTCCAACATCATTTTATTCATCTCACTCATAATTATCCTTTCTGATAAAGATCGAAGTTTATAGGATAGTATTTAGCCTCTCGTCGATCCCATTTCAAGAGGTTAAATTTACCGTTTGTTTTATCACAAACGATTGCACAAGATATACCAATAATAGCTGGATCTCCTGTGAGCAATACATAGTCTTGTTCTCTAAAATCTCGTAAATTCTTTTGCATTTTAAATACAAATGGACTTGATGAAAATATTATCTGTGAATCTGGTCCATAATTAGGCAGACAAATAACTAAATAGCCGTAATCTGATGCACCTAATATATTTATATTAGAAGGTGGATGTTGAAGTACATAAACAAATTTCTCGTCAGGGTTGCTTTTTTGTAACTCTAAAAACTCTGCAAGTGAATTAGGTTTATATAGTTCGAATATTTTGTTTTTCATTTTAACTTTCTTTTTTTAATTCTATTATTCTCTTGACTTGTTATATCGTAACGATTATATCTTTGTCAAGTAGAAAGAAGAAAATAAATTATGAATTATAAATTTAAGACTAAGCCTTATAAACATCAGTTAACTGCATTAGAAAAATCAGTTGATGAAAAAGAATACGGTTACTTTATGGAAATGGGTACCGGTAAATCTAAAGTATTAGTTGATAATATGGCTATCCTTTATGATAAAGGAAAAATTAATGGGGCGCTAATTATAGCACCAAAAGGTGTGTACAACAACTGGTATTCACAAGAAATACCTACACATTTAGCTAGTCACATAAAACCTAAAATGGTAATGTGGACTGCCTTGGCATCTAAAGCAAAGGAAAAAGAATATCAAACTTTATTTGAAACAGGTTTCGATTTACATGTCCTTATTATGAATGTTGAGGCATTTTCTACTAAAAGAGGTGCAGAGTTTGCATACAAATTTTTAAGAAGTCATAAAACTTTAATGGTTGTAGATGAATCTACTACTATTAAAAACCCAACATCTAAAAGAACTAAAGCTATTTTAATTTTAGGTAAACACGCAGAATATAGAAGAATACTTACAGGTTCTCCTGTGACTAAATCCCCATTAGATTTATACAGTCAATGTGCTTTTTTAAACGAAGACCTACTAGGCCATATTTCATATTATTCATTTAGAAATAGATATGCTCATATGATTGAAAGAAACTTTGGTGGAAGAAGAGTACAAATTGTAGGTAGTTATAAACGCTTAGATGAATTAGAAGAAATATTAAAAGAATTTTCATACAGAGTATTAAAAGAAGATTGTTTAGACCTTCCTGATAAAATTTACATTAAACGTAATGTTGAATTAACAGATGAGCAAACTAAAGCTTATGCTACTATGAAATCCGCGGCTCTCGCTGCGTTAAATGGTAAACTTGCTACAGCGCCCCACGTACTGACACAAATGATGCGTTTACACCAGATAACTTGTGGTCATTTAAAAAATGATGACGGAACGATAACAGATTTAAAAAATAATCGTCTTGATGATTTATTAGATTTACTTGATGAGATAGAAGGTAAGGCTATTATTTGGGCTAACTATGTTCATGATATAGAACATATTACTAAAGCAATTAAAAAGAAATATGGTGATGATTCTATTGTTCAATATTATGGAGCGATTAATTCAAAAGAAAGACAAGAAGGAATTAAAAAGTTTCAAGATCCTAATTCACAAGCTAAGTTCTTTATAGGTAATCCTCAAACCGGTGGTTATGGTATTACTCTTACAGCGGCTAGTAATGTAATTTATTACTCTAACGGTTATGACTTAGAAAAAAGATTACAATCAGAAGATAGAGCACATAGAATTGGGCAAAAGAAGTCTGTAACATATGTTGACTTTATAGCTGAAAAGACTGTTGATGAAAAGATAGTTAAAGCATTAAGAAAGAAAATTAATATAGCGTCTGAAATTTTAGGAGACACTTTAAAAGAATGGATTTAATATATTACAGAATAGGACAAAAGACGTTCATTAGGGGACAGTGGTAGGTTCTCGGCATTCGTGTCGGCGTTAGTTCGGTAGTCTTTTGCGCCTAGGTCTTGTTTAACCGTTAAACTAACAACTACCACATTTAAATATATTCTAATGGGATTTTGTGGGATGAACGAATTTGTTGCCGAAAATTAGATGTCTTGTAACCCCGTTTCACGATTCAAATATTTATATTCTATTTTATGAACATCAAAATCTTTCATAATTTTATTGCAAATATCTGTAGGACTAAAATCACCACAACTATAAACATCCATTTG